CAGAGGGCCGAAATCGTAAAAGATTTCTGCCTGCGCCACGGCGGGGTCTACAACCCTCACAGTTTTGTCGAGGAGGTCAGGTCCACGGGGCCTGACCACCCTGCATATGATTTTTTCGAATGGGATGACACCAAAGCGGCCAGTGAACATCGCACGTGGCAAGCGCGGATGTTCGTACAGGGCCTGAAGCTGGTGTTCCAGATAGAGCATCAGACACCGACGGGCAGAATAAAAATACAGGAGCGCGACGTGCCCCTGCTTCTGTCTCCCTCTTCAACAAGACAGGACGGGATGGGCTACTACATGTTCGATCCCGATGATCCCGACCATCTGGAGGAGCTACGAAGACAGGCCGTCGTGGACCTGAAAGCGTGGCTTGTGCGTTACTCCGTCGCGCTCGACGCAGCAGGGCTCACGGCCCTGCCGCTCGAACGGATCATCGCGGTCCTCGAATCACGGCCCGTTTCCCAGCAGGCGGCGGAATAACAGTAAATTTGGCACGGCAGTCATGTACTGGATTGGTGAGGTCAGGCGCGCTGTGAAGCGCCGAGGGCAACAACACACGGCAGCTACGGCACGGTAGGCGAGGACAGGCTAGATGCGACGGGTCACGGGGAGGGCACGGTCAGACAAAACAAGGCAGGCTTGGCCCGACTCGTTGAGGGGTGTTTTGATGGGGTCCGGCGTGATGATGACTGTCCCGGCCCGGATGGGCAACGCAAGGCAGGCCCGGTTGGGTTTGACGTGCTTTGACGCGGTGCGGTGCGACACGGCAGGCGTGTCTGGGCTGGGTTTGTTTTGGCGCGACATTATACGGCAGGCAAGGAATGGACTGGGGAGGCTTCGAGGGTTTTGGCTCGGTAAGGCTCGTTCCGACATGGATTACACGGCAGCCACGGCTTGGTTCGGTACGGATGGATGCGACCTGTCGTGACCTGTCCGGGTCCGGTTGGGTTTGACATTTTTGGCGCGGTGCGACACGGCAGGCAACGAAGCGATTCGGGTTGTTCCTGATTCGTTCTTTGCTTGGGGATAACTTTTGTCGAGTTATCCCCAACTTTCTTCAAGTTATCCACAGAAAAGAATCAAATTGTGGATAACTCCCTTTGACTTTATGGGAATTTTCCTATAGAATCTTTTTAGGATAAGAAATCGCCCGCCGGGGTCAAGGGGCCCCGGCTAACGACGGTCGGCTCTTAGAAATTGTGAACAGGAACAAGAAGCTTGGATGAGCCGTGGGCCTTTTCCAAAAAGGAGTCAACCATGGCTATAGAAAAATCTTTCGTTGCGCTTCCGTTTGATTGTCCAACAGGCGGTACAATCACCGCCGACATGATTTCCGAGTTTATCGGAAAGACCGTTTGCGTTGCATGGGTCAAGGATCAAAACCAGTTGCGGAATAATTTCGAGCCGCAGATTTCGGTCCAGGGTACGTTAGAGGGGTTTGCCGGAACAGGTAAATTTCGAGTGCTTCTGAACGACGATTCCTACTCTTACTTTTACGACGACAGCGTTTGGATGATCGGGTACGACGGTGCAAAATTAATCACCGATAAACAACGGCCCGTCATCTTCATCAACTAATCAAGAACCACGGCCCGCGGTTCTTCCAAGCAGCTTGTCCCGCTGTCCCACTATAGTACCAATATATGAATTATAGAAAATAATTTTCAACGAGTTTACAGACGGGATTGGTGACACGGTGGGACAGTATCCCTAACTACTTTCCCTATAAGGGTTTTTTGCCCCTCTGGGCGTCCCGCCTTCGAAGACACCGAAAATGGCTCGCGGGACACCAAACGACCCTTTTCGAGTGTTCTCAGCAATAAAATGTGTATAATCACTGAAACTAACTGCTCAGGTATTTTCCCATATGAGTTTACGAGGTTTTCTTAAAGTGAAACGGTGGGACACTGCCGGGACAGCGTTGATATCAAACAGCAAAAGGCCTTTTGGAGGGTAAATATGCCAAACAACAATGTGCCCGGTCCCGTGGCCGGTGGGACAGGCAAAAAGTCCCTCACCCGGGGGCCTAATCGCAAGCTAACGCGAAGGCAAGAAAAGTTCGTAAAGGAGTTGGTTTCGAACGATGGATTGATCACTGCTAGAGAAGCAGCGATTCGAGCAGGATTCCCGCCCTCTTCGGCGCATGCCAGGGCGTATGAGCTTTGCAGCCCGAAATATTGCCCGCATGTCGTCACCGAAATAGCGAGATATCGCGAGGAGCTTGACGAGATGTACGGCGTAAATTTCAAGCGACATATTAAAGACATGCAGCGCCTTCGCGATGCCTCCTTGGCTGGAGGTGCCTATAGTGCTGCCGTGATGGCCGAGAAAAATAGGGGTTTGGCTGAGGGATTGTATGTAAGCAAATCAGAAATCAGGACTGGCAGCATAGATTCGATGTCCCGGGAAGAAGTGGAGAAAGAACTTGAACGCATCCGAGCGGGATTTGAGCAAATTATTGATGTCACTCCAGAATCAGTCGAAATCGAGGAACCAGATTCCGAGAGAGGCGCTGAAGAATCGGGAATCGGGACTGTGGAGACTGATTCTGGACGGGATGAGGACGACGGACAGGAAGATTGAGACAACCCGACTTGAAAGCTGGGCACTGCCCGGCGTTCCCGATGTCCTCCTATGCGGGGAAAGTGGCGTATTCAGCTTCTTGGAGTTGAAGGCGCAGAAAAGCAGCGTCGGCAAGGTTGACCTCTCTCCGCATCAGTGCGCGTGGCTTAGTCGCCATTCTGCCGGGCCTGCTTTTATTATTGTGCGCGACGGTAGCTTGGCTATTAGCGTTTACAC